GTGCTACTAATAGAGTACCTTTTTGGAGTAGTTCTTCAGCGCTATCATCCACTTCTGCTTTTACTTTTACAAGTAACCAATTATATGCTGAAGGTGGATTTTTAGTTAAAGGAATCAACGTCGCTGAATATACAGTTACTGGAGATACTGATACAGGTTTAGGTTCATTTGATGGTAATAATGGAGTAAGTCTTGTAAGTAAAGGTAAAAAAGAAATTACTGTAAAAGAAGGAGACATTACTTTTGATAATTATACAGCTACAGCAGTAGCAACAACCGGAAGCTTGAATGCTAATCAAAGCAACCAGGCACCATCTCAAGATACTTTAGCAACTTTAGCTGTTGATCCAAGTGGCAATGTAGTAAGAGGAGAACAAGAAGGAACATGGACATTTACAAGAGCTCAATTAAACGCAACTTTAGGAAATACTTTAATAGCAGCGCCAGGAGCAAACAAAGCAATTATAGTTACAGAATCTGATTGGATGGTGAAATATAATGCAACAGGATCTATGAGTGGTACTCAAACTTATGATGTAAGACAGGCTAGTAATACAAATGCTTCCGCTATAATATCTACACTACCTGGAACAAGAATAAATGAAATATTAAGTGCTTCACAAGGAACACCTGTAAATCCAAGTTATGGGTTTTGCGCAAGAGATGTTCCATTACAGACGAGAACTTATAAAACCAATACAGCAACTACATTACATAAGGCGTCAAACGGTGCCTTACCAACTGGTGTAATAAGTATATCTATAAAATTAAAATATAGAATATTTGATGCAACTACATTTTAAAATAAATTATAATGATAACTACTTCAATAGAAATAACAAATATAAAAGCTAAAAAATCCTTAGAAGGAAAAGAACACGTCATTGAATGTGTTAGCTTTACGGTTAAAGCAGATGATGGGAAACACTCTTTCAGTCTTGGTGGAGTTACAAAATTAACTTTTGACCCTGATAACTTTGTTGAATGGGAGGATACACCAGAATTTAAAGCTAAACTTATTGACTGGACAAAACCTTATTCAGATGATTTAATAATAGCTTGTGCAAATGAAGTAACTAAGCTAGCTAAAGAAGAAGATGAAACGTTAAGTTTTACTGAAATGTAAAAATTACTAAAACCAAGTGATAATAAAAACATACCTGCTCGGTTAGAGCGTTAACCAAATGTCAAATTTAAAACCAAAACCGATGACACTATATTACCAGACTAGTTCGTGGAGTAGTCAACCACAAATAACGGAGGAAACCAAAAAAGTATGGGAACATATAATTCAAAAGAAAAACTGGAGAATTGTACAACTACCAAACGGATTCTACCAAACTGAATACCTTGATCCAAAACAAGAAGATTCTTGGATCGATGTAACGAGACGTGAAACAATGGAAGGAGCTGAACAAGCAATAGATGCTTCTATTAACCACTATGAGAAAAAGCTTTCTTATATTCGCGGACCACAAGTCGTTAAGACCTTTAAGTAAAAATAAATAAAATTAAATTAAATCAAATATGTCAGACTCAATAGTCAAGAACTTAAGCTTTGGTGACGAAGCTAAGTTTAAAGTATTTAAAGGAATAGAACAACTCACTAATGCTGTTGGCTCCACACTTGGAGCCAGCGGTAAATGTGTTATAATGGAAGACTCAAGTGGTCACCCAGTTATAACTAAAGACGGTGTAACAGTTGCAAACTCTATTATATTAAAAGATCCTATAGAAAATATGGGTGCTACTTTATTAAAAGAAGCATCACGTAAAACAGTTAGGGAAGCAGGTGATGGAACAACAACAGCAACAATATTAGCACACGCAATATTGGATCAAGTTTATTCATCAAAAGAAAAAGACGCTAACATAAGAGTAACTAAAAAAGGTATTTTAGACGGCGTTAGTAAAGTTGTAAAGTATTTAGAAAAAAACAGTCTACCAGTTTCTGGTGAAATGATTGACAACATAGCTACAATATCTACTAATAATGATAAAGAGTTAGGTAAGTTAATTGCTGATGCTTTTAGAGAAGTCGGCAAAACAGGTGTTGTAACAATGGAAGGTTCTGAAACTGGAGACACTGAAGTTAAAATTGTAGAAGGTGTAGAATATAATAAAGGTTTTGCACATATAAATTTTACTACTGATAAAGACAAAAGTACTGTTGATTTAGAAAATCCACTCATGCTAATAATGGAATCAAAAGTAGATTCAATTAGACAGATACAATCAGTACTAGAACATGTTATAAAAAACAATAAAGCTTTATTGATTATAGGTGAAGTAGAAAACGCTGTTTTATCTGCTTTAGTAATGAATAAAATGAAAGGGAATATAAAAATAAATGTTATAGATCCTCCAGCTTATGGTTTAAATAGAAAAACTATTTTAGATGACTTAGCTTTATTAACTGGATCAACTATTATAAATGAAGATTTAGGAGATGACTTAAGTATTATTGATGTTGATTATTTAGGTTCATGTATTAAAGCTTCTTCTGATAGTGATAAAACACTAATAACAGTTAATGAAACAAGTGAGGAAGTAAAAGATATTATAAATCAAATTAAAAAAGATTTAACAAAGAAAAACAAACCTCACGTTGTTATAAACCTAGAAAAACGTTTAGCTCGTTTATCTGGTAAAGTAGCTATAGTAAAAGTAGGTGCTAATTCTGATATTGAATTAAAAGAAAAAACAGATAGAGTAGAAGACGCTATATGCGCTACAAAAGCCGCAATAAAAGAAGGAATAGTATCTGGCGGAGGTATAGCCTTGTTCAACGCTTCAAATAGTTTAAAATCTAAGTCTAATGGAGAAAAAGCTTTATTAAGAGCTATAAAAGCTCCTTTTTTTAAAATATTAAATAACGCAGGTGTTGTTGTAACAGACAAACAGAATGATTATTTAAAAGATAATAAAGGTGAAGGTTTAGATGTAGTTACAGGAAATATGGTAAATATGGTTAAACATGGTATTATAGATCCACTACTAGTTACTAAAAGTGCTTTAATTAATGCGGCTTCCGTAGCGACTACTATAATATCTACTGATTGTGTAATTAATAATGTAAGAGTTGATGAAAGCGCTAGGTAGAAATTTAATTATAGAAAAAATAAAAGATGGTACAACCTCAACAAAAGGAGGTTTATTATTAGCAGAATCACATAAAGATGACATTAGGTATTTAAGAGCTAATGTTATAAGTATGGGTGACGATGTGGCTGGAGTTGCTGTAGGTGATGAAATATTTTACGACAAGCATGCAGGTCATAAAATAGAAATAAAAAATAAAGCTTACCACGTTATAAAACTACAAGATGTAGTCGTTGTTTTATGAAAAAGCTAGAAGCAGACGATTTAAAAAAAATTAATCTGTTAAAACATTATCGTATAATACGCAAATGGGCTTCCAAAAACAACGGCATAAATGAAGCTGATTTAGAACTTTTAATATATTTAGATTGTATAGATCTTTTTACATTAAAAGATTTTAAACAAGGATCTTATTCTTACAGTTGGGACAATAGAAGGTGGAGCAGATTAATAAAAAATGATTGGGTTGTTGTATGGAGAAAAAGAAATAGAACCACTCAAACTTATAATATATACAAAGTTTCTTTTAAAGGAAAGCAACTTATAAAAAGAATATATAGAATAATGCTAGGCAAAGAGGAAATACCCTCAAGCCAAAGAAGAAATTCTATAATTAAAAGAAAAACATATACAGATAAAGTATTATCAAAATCTATATATAACGTAAACAAAGATAAATATAAAAATTAAAATTATGCATCACGGAAAATACGATCCTTCAATGGAAAAATTAAAACCCGGAACTAAAGTAGGTATAGTAGGTGAGTCTCATGTTTGGGACGGACCATTAGATCAGGCTGGTAGAGCTCATGGTATGGGTTCAAGTTCAGGTATAACTGGAATGGAAGTGCTAAAAGCACCTGTAAAAGGTGGTGGTATGAACCCAGTGTTAAAAGCACAGGGTGTGTAATATAAAAACTTTAAAAATTAAAACATGAGCACATACATTTCATCATTAGACGTTATACCAAGTGGTAACTATAATATACCTAAACCAGGTCGATTAGCAACTCCTATAGCGGCTGCAGGTTCTTCAACGACACAACTAGTTTCAACAGGTGCTAAATTTACAGCTGCAGAAACAAGGCCATTAGGATACACAATAAATGGAGGTGACATTATATATAACGAAACACAAAGCGTCGTTTATCAAATAGTTAGAGTTGTTAACGATACTACTATAGAAATATTTACAGCACCAGTAGCAATAGCCGCTTCAGATACTTGTGTTATATACAAAGGTAACGCAAGACCAGCTAGTTCTCAAGCAGCTGGAAGTGAAGGTTATTCATTATATTTTGGCGTAACAGGTGATGTAAAAGTAGAAGACGTATCAAACAATACTGTTACATTAAAAGGAGTACCTGCTGGAAAAATAATAGACTTACAAGTTATAAAAATATATGATAAAAATCCAACTCCTCCAGTGGGTATTGTAGCTTTGGAAAAAATTAATTAAATAAATAAACCATGGCATATAAACAAAATTTCGGACCATCTAGAAAATCTGGCAAAGCTATGTCTATGTGTGGTGTTTCAAGAGTAATGAGTCCACTAGATGCTAAAGACTGGATAGCTGATGCTACCAAAAATAGCAAAGGACAATTTAAAGCTAAAGCAGAGAAAGCAGGCATGAGTACGGCCGCATATGCTAATAAAGTTATAAAAGAAAACAAAGGTGGTAAGTTAGAAAAACAAGCTCATTTAGCTAAAACTCTAATGGGTTTAAGTAGAACAGAATCTCCTTTAAATGCTGAACCTGATTTTTCAAATTTTATTTTAGAAAATAATAATGATGCTCAAACTGGTGGAAGTTCTTATTCATCTCCAGAAAGATATAATGTAGACTTTGGTGAACACGAAGGAGTAACAATAAGTGGTGGTGGTTCTGTAAGCGGCGGTAGTGATAATGTAGAACCTAGTGGAAATAGTAATGTAAAGAAAACTAAATTAGGTAAGTTAGAAGCTGACCTACAAGCGGTAAAAGACGGTGGAGGCGATGAAGCTAAAGAAGCTAGAATACAAGGTAGAATAGACAGAACAGAAATAAGACAAAAAGGACGCGGCGAAAGAATAACTAAAAGAAACGAGAGAAAGGAAAACCGTACTATAAAAAGACAAAAAATTAAAGATAAGATTCATAATTTCTTTAGTTCAGATAAATACGATATTAAAAAACCAAAAAGTTCTGGAGGAATGTAAAAACAATAAAATGGCATATAAACAAAAAGGATATTACGGTCAATACAGCGGAAACGCTAAACACTCTAGACGTCACATGGTTAATTCATGGGAAGAAGAAGATGTAAAAAGAGGTAAGCAACAAATGAAAGAAGGTCATAAAGGCCACGCTGAAGCTTTGTTTGATGATGCTCATGGTAGTTATAATTATGATGGTAAAAATTCAACAGGTGCTGAGCGTAACGATTCGCCAGCTAATTTTGGTATTGGAATGGCACTTGGAGGCCTTGCCGGAAGTATATTTGGTAGAAAAAAAGGAAGAGGAAGAAGAGCAAGACATCAAGAAATAATAACTAAGCTAGATTCTATAGAAAGTCAATTAGCGGGTGATAATGCTGGTGCAACAACAGAAGGTGAAGATGCTGCCGCAGCTCAAGAAACAGGAGGCGCAGCGGAGGCTGTAAATGAATTTATATCTGGAGGTGCACAAGGTATTACAAACTCTATTGCTGGAGCTTCTAGAGGAACACTACCTGTAAGTGGAGATCTTACAAATCCAGTAGAAGAAGGATAAAAAATAACAGTAGAGGTCTGTAATAAAACTCACATAAAAACAATCACATAAACATTAACAAAAACAAAAACAAAAATTATGGCGAAATTTATTAAATTTAACATCGCAAACAATGCTACTTTAGCGAGTGGTACAGGATCAAGATCGGTATTACTAGATGTTGACAAAATCGAAAGCATATCAGATGCAGTAAATGCAGGTGCTTACAGTGTAGTTATTACACTAAGTGAATACGTAGGATTAGACGCTGCTCAAACTATTAATTACGGAGCTGATGCAGATCAAACTGTAGTAGCTGGAACAGTAGGCGGAAGAATACTTACTTTACTTGTAGGTACTAGCACTATTTCAGATCCAGCAAACACACAAGGAGGGGGAGCAGTTGCTATCGTTAATCCTTCTGCAGTAAGTGTAGCGGGTAACATGCCTTCTCAAGTAATTAATAGAGCTCTTACTGCTAACCCAGGTGGAGTATCTTCTACTTGTCAATTAGGTAAAGATGGCGCTGGATTATTAGCTGATGACCAAATGTACTGGAATCAAGCTACATTTTCATCTTTAGCTTCTCTATAATATTTAGATGAAGTCTAGGGGATTAGGCGACGATGTTGCTAAGTTTACACAAAGAACAGGAATTAAGTCCGTTGTAGATAAAATATCTAGCGGACTTAACGTCCCCTGTGGTTGTAACAAACGACAAACAACATTGAATAAAATGTTTCCTTATAAAAACTAATATGGCATTTAAAATGAGTTCACCATTTCCTTTATTTAACACTCCTGTGTATGAAAGAGAATTACCAGAAGGTATTTTAGGTAAAGGCAATAAAAACGGTACTATATTAATTTCCGAGGATATAACTAAAGATCCAGAGCAAACTCAAAGTATAATTGATCATGAAGAAGTTCATATAGATCAAATAAAAAGAGGTGATCTAGATTATGATAATAAAAATGTCTACTGGAAAGGAAAAACATATTCTCGTTCAAAAATGAATGAGGGTAATCCTAATTTACCATGGGAAAAAGAAGCATATAGTAAAACAGATAACTACGAAAAATATTAAAAAAAATGGCATATAATCAAAAATTTGGACCAAACAGAAAAGGTTCAAAACACGGAAAAGACATGATTTCAAGAATCATGAGTGGAGCAGACACAGCGATGTCTCCACTAGATAATTCTGTTCAATACCTGAAAGGAATGTCAGGTGCTATGAACGGACAAAAAGGTATGGATGGTTATTCATACGGAGTACCTGCTGAAAAATTAAATAGTATACAAGGTTCAGAAGGTATGTCTAGAAAAACCAAAGGACAAACTGCATTAGACGGTATAGGTGGCGGAATGTCAAGACACACTGCTGAGCATTCTACTGAAGAGTATATGGATAGAAAAGACGCTGCAATTAAAAAGTCTAAAGCTGATAAAGGCATTTCAAGATACAAGAGTGACGATCAAAGAAAAGCAGCACATGCTAGTATGGCGGAAAAAGGAATGTCAAGACATAAGGCTGGGCATCAAGGATACAATGATAAGCTTGATGAAAGTTTAGCTAAAGACGGTAAAGAATCTAGCAAGAAACAATCTATGAAAGATCGTAGAGATGAGTCTAAAGGTGCAGAAAAATCAAAAGGAAAAAGAGCTTATAAATCTGATCCGGATATGGATAGGGGTGGACGATACGTTAAGGGCAAAGGCGAACCAGGTAATAAAAAACCAAAAGGCCGTGAGTTTCCAACGGGAATAAATCCAAACGCTACAAAGAAAGACAAAGGACAAAAACAGTTTGAAGGTAAAAAGGTTTCAAAAAAAAAATACGATAAAAGACAAGAAAGAGCTAAGGAGTTAGACAAAAAATCTTTTGATAAAGATAAAAAAGGTGGTGACGGATCTAAACTTAGAAGGCGAGCTGGTAGAGTTAGAAGAAGAGCCGGTAGTGTTAACAATGTGAAAAAATAAATAATAAAATCATGGCATATCAACAAAATTTTGGCCCGTCACGAACTTCGGGTTACAACAGGACAAAGCAAGTTGCGGGTCAATCTTCTTTGTTTAGATTAGGCTCTTCACCATTAAATCATGACATGGATTTTGATCATGAGCATGATGGAGAAAAAGACAGATATACTAGACAAGTAGCTGTTAAACCAGGAACTACAAGACAAAAAGGTAGTAGTAGAAGAAAATTATCAAAAGAAATGGCTAATTTTGCTAATACTAGAGATGCTGATGGAGAAGCTGTAAACACTCAAGGTTACATGAGAGGTGGTAGCGGCGGTAAAGTTAAAGTAGGCGGAAAAAATTTACTTGAAGTAAAAACAGGTACGCGAGGAGGTGGAAGCTATAAACCTACTTCTTATAGTAATAAAAAATATGATGATGTAAATTGGAGAGATATTAGCAAGCAAATAAAAAAGACTGGTTCAGCTAGTGTAGTCGATGGTAAAGTATCTACTGGAACTTCACAAACTAAAAAAGCTTATGGATCTGTAAAAAGAGATAATAAAAGAAAAGCTAATGCAGCCATAAAAGCTCAAAACAAAGCTAATTTAACTAAGAGAAGAGAAGCTCAAGCAAGAGAAAGAGAAGATAGAAAGAAAAAATTTGCTGCCGACAAAGCCTTAAAAGCCTCTGAAATTGTTAAAAGAAGAAAAGAATACGCTGCTAATAAAAATAAAAAATAAATATTATGTTTAGAATGAGTATGGGATCTAAATCCCAAAAACAACACAGAACTCCTTTTGGTAGTATTTCTAGAATTATGAGTCCGCTTGACGCTGGTCCTTTAGAATGTGGAACACCCACTACTCCTCCTTGTGATGTAGAAAGACAAACTGGTAGTGAAACCTACAAAGGTTCAAAAGATGGTGTAAAAGGTACATACACAAAAACAAATTATCAAACTGACTTTGAGATTCCTGGAAAACCTGGTGGCAAAAAACCTGGTAAGCCACCCAAGACTGGACCTCAAAAACCTTTTAAAAATCCGAAAGCTCCTGGTCAAACTTATGAGGAATTTCAAGCAGCACCGTATGGATCTCCAGGAAAAACTGCTGAAAAATATAAGCCTAAACCCAAAACTTATGGTAATAAAAAAAGATCAGATTTAAAATTTGTTCCAAACACACCACCACCAGAAGAAATACCAACACCTAAAAAAGAAAAGCAATTACCTTCAGGCGGTAAGGTACCAGGTAAAAGTAGAAAATCTTTAAAAATTGGAAAACCTAGTTTATCTATGGGACCTAGAACTAAACGCGGTGGTAGTAAACGTAGCGGTAATTCTTGTGGTTGTGCAGTAAACAATTAAATTATGAAAAAACTTTGGGAATGGCTTACTGGCAATGTTATTAAAGAAGTTGGTCAAGTTATAGATAACTTAACAACTAGTAAAGAAGAAAAGCTAGAAGCTCAAAGATTAATAACACAAATATTAGAAAAAGCCGACAGCGAAGCACAAGAGCAAGTTACATCAAGATGGGAGTCAGACATGAAGTCTGATTCTGTTTTGTCAAAGAATATACGCCCTATGGTGTTAATATACTTAACTGTTATATTTACTGTTTGCGCGTTTTTTGATGGCAACATAGGTGAGTTTAAAATAGCAGAAGAATACATACCAATATTTCAAACATTATTAGTAACCGTTTATGGGGCTTACTTTGTAGGAAGATCATGGGAAAAAGGTAAAAAAATAAGTAATAATAGTAATAAGTAGAAACAATTAATTAATTAAATTAAATCAAATGTCAAAAAAAGTTAATAAAATAACAGAAGAAGAATTAAAAAGTGTTAAAGAAGCAAATATAAAATACCAAGGTTTATTAAGTGAATTAGGTTTTAGAGAGCTTCAAAAAACAAATTTAATTAAATTAGCTAAACAAGAAGCTGATACTTTAGAAGAACTAAAAAAAGAACTTGAAGAAAAATATGGTCAAGTTAATATAAATCTAGAAGACGGGGTTTATTCTGAAATTGAAAAAGAAGATGCCAAGTAATATTAGAAAAATTAGCATTGGCTCTGATTACAAAAACGATGCGATGCATTACTCTATAGGACAACAAGTTTATGGAGGACATGAAATATCTCATATACTTTTTGAAGAGTCTGATAATTCTTATAATATACACATAAAGAAAAACAACGAAGTATTGCCGTGGAAGAAATTTAACTCTAACATGGCAATATCAGTTGAATATGATTTAGAATATTAATGAGGTCAATATATGATTTTGTTGTAAAACCTCTAGGTAAAGAGTATTCTAATGATATAACAATAGGTGGGATAAAATTAATTTTAAATACTAAAATAGAAAATTTTAAATTTGTTAATAATTTAGCCGTTGTTGTTAAAACACCTATAGCATATAACACCCCAATTAAAGTTGGTGATATTATAGTTATACATCACAATGTGTTTAGAACTTTTTATGATATAAGAGGTAATAAGAAAAAAAGTAGATCTTGGTTTAAAGAAGATTTATATTTCTGTTCTTTAGATCAAATATATTTATATAAAAATAAAGAAGATTTTAAGTCAATAAACAATAGATGTTTTGTAAAACCTTTAAAATCAAAAAATGATTTTAATATAAATAAAGAACAAAAGCTTATTGGTGTATTAAAAATAGGTAATAGCTTCTTAGAAGCTGCGGGTGTGAGCGAGGGAGACGTTGTAGGATACACACCTTATGGAGAGTATGATTTCATTATAAACGATGAAAGATTATACTGTATGAAATCTAATGATATTGTAATTAAATATGGAAATAAAGAAAACCAAGAAGAATATAATCCAAGCTGGGCAAATAGCAGTTGAGGAATTAATAAAGGTAGCTAAAGAACCTATTGTAGATACAGCAGAAGATATATCGGCAGATAGATTAAAAAACGCAGCTGCAACAAAAAAATTAGCTATATTTGATGCCTTTGAGATTTTGCAAAAAATACAAGAGGAAGAAAATATTATAAATGAAAAACCAAAAGAAACAAAAGAAAAAAGTTTTAAAGGTTTTGCAGAAACAAGATCTAAATAATGTATAAGCAAAACTTATATAAAGTTTTAGAAAATTACATTGATTCTAATATATTAAAAAGAAACAATAGAAATAAAAAGTGGGAGTACGGTTATAATGATAAATATGATATAATTATAATTAGTAGAACAGGTGAGATAGGTGAAATATACGAAATACAAAATCTAAAAATAGCTCTGCCAAAAAAAGATAATGTAGTTAAGTTTGAAAAAAACGCATGGCATAGATCCATTATACCTGAAGAGTTAAAAAAAATAAAAACGAGATTTGATTGGGAGAAATATCCGGTTGACTTTAAAGAACACTGGTATGATTACATTGATAAAGAATTTATTAGAAGAGAACAAGGTTTTTGGTTCTATAATAAAAACGTGGCTACTTACATTACTGGTACTCACTATATGTACTTGCAGTGGTCCAAAATTGATGTTGGGAAACCAGACTTTAGGGAAGCAAATAGATTATTCTATATTTTCTGGGAAGCTTGCAAAGCAGACAACAGGTGTTATGGAATGTGCTATCTTAAAAACCGCCGAAGCGGATTTTCGTTTATGGCCTCAGGAGAGGTGGTTAATCTTGCAACTATTAATTCCGATTCACGATACGGCATATTGTCCAAATCTGGGCCCGATGCAAAGACAATGTTCACAGATAAAGTCGTACCAATATCGGTCAATTATCCGTTCTTTTTCAAACCGATACAGGATGGTATGGACCGTCCCAAGACCGAACTCGCATATAGAGTACCAGCATCAAAGTTCACCCGAAGAAAACTCGACACCAATGAGACCGCAGCCGATCTTGAGGGACTCGATACAACGATCGATTGGAAAAACACGGGTGACAACTCCTATGATGGAGAGAAACTCAAACTCCTCGTCCACGATGAATCGGGGAAATGGGAAAGGCCGAACAACATCCTCAACAACTGGAGGGTTACGAAAACAACACTACGATTAGGTAGTAGAATTATTGGTAAATGTATGATGGGATCAACTTCTAATTCATTAGATAAAGGAGGTGATAATTTTAAAAAATTATATTATGATTCAGATGTCACAAATAGAAACGCCAATGGACAGACTCGCTCGGGATTATATTCTTTGTTCATACCTATGGAATGGAACTACGAGGGATACATTGATTCTTATGGAATACCTGTATTCGACACTCCAAATAAAAAAACAACAGATGCTCATGGCACGCAAATAAAGTTAGGTGTTATAGATTATTGGCAAAATGAAGTTGATGGTTTAAAAACAGATCAAGATGCGTTAAACGAATTTTATAGACAATTTCCAAGAACTGAAGAACATGCTTTTAGAGATGAGGCAAAAGCTTCTCTTTTTAATTTAACAAAAATATACGAGCAAATAGACTGGAACGGAGATTTAAGAAACAGTAATTTAGTTACACAAGGAAATTTTCATTGGGAAAACGGAATAAAAGATACTAAAGTTATATTTGTTCCTCATAACAAAGGAAGATTTTTTATTACCTGGACACCACCTCTTAACCTACAAAATAATATTGTAATAAAAAGAGGATTAAAATATCCTGCTAATGAACATATAGGTGCTTTTGGGTGTGATAGTTATGATATATCAGGAACAGTAGATAAAAGAGGATCAAAAGGTTCTCTACACGGGCTAACAAAGTTTAGCATGGAAAATGCGCCAGCAAATCATTTTTTCTTAGAATATATAGCTAGACCACAAACTGCTGAAATATTTTTTGAAGATGTTTTAATGGCTTGTATTTTTTATAGCATGCCTATATTAGCTGAAAATAATAAGCCAAGATTATTATATCATTTTAAAAGAAGAGGCTATAGAGGTTTTGCAATGAACCGGCCGGATAAAATAAAACTATCTGTAACTGAAAGAGAAATAGGGGGAATACCTAATTCAAGTGAAGATATTAAACAAGCTCACGCCGCCGCTATAGAATCTTATATTGAAGATTTTATTGGAATAAAAAGTAATGGAGAGTATGGTCAAATGTATCTTCAAAGAACATTACAAGATTGGGCTAAATTTAACATAAATAACAGAACAAGTCATGATGCTTCTATTAGTTCTGGCTTAGCTATAATGGCTTGCAATAAAAACAAATATAGACCCATAGCTAAAACTACAAGACAAGTTTTTGATATAGGAATAAAAAAATATAACAATAAAGGTACATTGTCAAAAATAATTGAATAAATGAATTTATACACAAACTCTAATAGCGCTTTTCCGAGTCAGGTAGTACCGGATGCAGAAAAAGCTTCCTGGGAATATGGTTCACAAGTAGCATCAGCTATTGAGACAGAATGGTTTAATCAAGGTAGAACTAACGGTAACCGATATTTAACAAGCTGGAATAATTATCATCATCTACGTTTATACGCTAGAGGAGAACAACCTGTTCAAAAATATAAAGATGAATTATCTATTAATGGTGACTTAAGCTATTTAAACTTAGACTGGAAACCTGTCCCTATATTATCAAAATTTGTTGATATAGTAGTTAATGGTATTTCAAGTAAAGAGTATGATATTAAAGCGTATTCTCAAGATCCTGAGTCAGTAAAAGAAAGAACTCAATACGCTACTAATGTAGCTAGAGATATGTTTGCCTCAGCTCAAATACAAAAAGCTCAACAACAATTAGGTATAAATATGTCTCAGTCTAATGTTCCGCAAGATGAGTTACCTAAAACAAAAGAAGACTTAGAGCTTCACATGCAATTATCATATAAGCAAGCTGTTGAAATAGCTGAAGAAGAAGCTATATCTCAAACATTATCTCAAAACAAATGGGAATTAACTAAAAGAAGATTAAATCACGATTTAGTAGTATGTGGAATAGCTTGTGCTAAAACTAATTTTAATAAAGCAAATGGTATAACATTAGACTACGTAGATCCAGCTTATTTAATATATTCTTATACTGAAGATCCTAACTTTGAAGACATATATTATGTTGGAGAAGTTAAATCAATAACTATACCTGAACTTAAAAAGCAATTTCCAGATATATCTAACGAAGAATTACAGAGAATACAGGAGATGCCAGGTAATAGACAATATATAACTGGATGGGGTAATTATGATAACAATACAGTTCAAGTATTATATTTTGAATATAAAACTTACATGAACCAAGTATTTAAGTTGAAAAAAACAGATAATGGATTAGAAAAAATAATTCAAAAAACTGATGAGTTTAATCCTCCACCTTCAGATACCTACGATAAAGTAGGAAGAAGTATAGAAGTTTTATATAGTGGCGCTAAAGTTTTAGGAACTAATACAATTTTAAAATGGGAATTAGCTGAAAATATGACTAGGCCATATGCTGATACTACTAAAGTTGAAATGAATTATACTATTGTAGCGCCAAGAATGTACAAAGGAAGAATAGAATCTATAGTTAGTAGATGTACTGGTTTTGCAGATATGATACAAATTACTCATTTAAAAATGCAACAAGTGTTATCTCGTATGGTACCTGATGGTGTGTTTTTAGATATGGACGGATTAGCGGAAGTTGATCTTGGTAATGGTACAAACTATAACCCAGCTGAAGCGTTAAACATGTATTTTCAAACAGGTAGTATTGTTGGTAGATCGTTAACACAGGAAGGTGATCCTAATAGAGGAAGAGTTCCTATTCAAGAATTACAAACATCAGCATCAGGAGCTAAATTAGGAGCTTTAATACAAACTTATCAATATTACTTACAAATGATAAGAGATGTGACCGGGTTAAATGAAGCTAGAGATGGTAGTTTGCCTGATAAAGACGCTTTAGTAGGTTTAGCTAAAATGGCGGCTAATCAATCAAACATAGCTACTAAACACATAAACAATGCAAGCTTGTATTTAGCTTTACGTATATGTGAAAATATATCTTTAAAATTAGCTGATGTTTTAGAGTTTCCATTAACAGCTAATAGTTTAATAGAAAGTATATCGTTGTATAATGCTGAAACATTAAGAGAGGTTAGTTATTTAAATCTACATGATTTTGGAATATTTTTAGAACTAGAACCAGATGATGAAGCTAAAGCTCAATTAGAGCAAAATATACAAGTAGCTTTGCAATCAGGTGGTATAGATTTAGAAGATGCTATAGACGTTAGGCAAATAAAAAATCTTAAATTAGCAAATCAATTATTAAAACAAAAGCGTAAACAAAAATTAGCTAGAGAAGCAAATAATGCTAGAGCCAATATACAAGCACAGGCGCAGGCTAATGCTCAACAAAATGAACAAGCTGCTTTAGCTGAAGTTCAAAAACAACAAGCAATAACAGAGCAAAAGGTTAATCTAGAAAATGCTAAATCTCAATTTGAAATCCAAAGAATGCAGGTTGAGTTAGAAGGTAAAAAACATTTAATGTCTCAACAGTTTGAATACGATAGACAACTAGCTGAATTAGATATTAATAAACGTACGATCAAAGAACAAGAAATTGAAAATCGTAAAGATAAAAGAATTAAAATGGAAGGCAGTCAACAAAGTCAAATGATAGATCAAAGACAAAATGATTTATTACCTATTGATTTTGAACAGCAACAATCTCTTATTTAATTTTAAGTAAACACTAAATTATATTATATTATGTCAGAACAAACACAAGAAGCTGTAAAGCAAGAAGGTGATTTTAGTTTAAAAGCTAAAAAAACTAAACCTAAACAATTAGGTAAAAAAGTAGATAAAATAACTAAAGTTGATTTAACTAAACCAGAAGCAACTGGAGAAATAGTTCCAGATGTTGTAAAGGTTGAAGTTCCTAAAGAAGCATTAAAACAAGAAGAAGATGCCATTCAAATCGGAGAAACAACGGAAGTGGCTGTGGGCGAACAAGCCGGAGATAGCGCTAAAGTGGACGAACAAATACAGCAGTCCAGCGAAGATGATAAAAATCAAGAAAGCCCACTCCAAGAAATAACAGAAGAAGAGGTAAAAGAAATAAAACAAGAAGTTAAGGAAGCTGTAAGAGATGAAAAAATTCTTGGAAAACCTTTACCAGAAAATATTGAAAAACTAGTTTCATTCATGGAAGAAACTGGTGGCTCTGTAGAAGATTACGTAACTTTAAATAAAGATTACGAAAAATTAGACAGCGCTCAATTGCTCCATGAATTTTACAAAAAAACTAAACCACATTTAGAATTAGATGAAATTAACTTTTTATTAGAAGATAATTTTAACTTTGACGAAGATGTGGACGAAGCAAGAGATATTCGAAAGAAAAAACTTGCTTATAAAGAAGAGGTTGCAAAAGCAAAACAATTTTTAGAAAGCTCTAAGAAAAAATATTACGACGAGATCAAGTTGAGACCGGGTGTAACTCAAGAGCAGCAAGAAGCGTTAAGTTTTTATGACCAATATAAATTGCAACAAGAAACTGCAACTAGATTACACGGTGACTTTAGAGACAATACTAAAAAATTATTTTCTTCAGAATTCAAAGGTTTTGATTTCAATGTAGGAGATAAAAAATTTAGATATGGAGTAAAAGATCCTGTTAAAGTTGGTGAGACTCAAGTAGATGTACAGAACTTTATTAGTAGATATTCTAATGATGAAGGACAAATTGTAGATCCAGCTGGGTATCATAAAGCTATGTATGCTGCAATGAATGCTGATAAAATTGCTCATCATTTTTATGAACAAGGAAAAGCTGATGGCGTTAAAAACGTTATCAACACTTCAAAAAATCCCTCCAAAGACGGCCCAAGGCAAGTTGCAGACGGAAATGTTTTTATAAATGGATTAAAAGTAAAATCGATTAGTGGATTAGACTCAACAAAATTAAAAATCAAAACAAAAAAGTTTAACTAATTAAAAATTATTTATTATGGCTATAAGTCCACAATTTGGTTCGATAATACCTTCAGCGTCTCAACAAACGCTTGCAAACAATTATCTACAATTTGACGGTGCTGCTGGCGGAAACTTTGCACAACAATATTTACCTGAGCTTTATGAGCAAGAGGTAGAGAGATATGGTAACAGAACGTTATCAGGATTTCTACGTATGGTTGGAGCAGAGATGCCAATGACATCTGATCAAGTTATTTGGTCTGAACAAACCAGACTACATATTTCATATGACAACTGTGTAGTAGCAGGAGCCGGTGGTGCCGCTGCAACTATTACAATTCCTGTTACAGCTGCTGGTGCCGCTGTGCCAATTCTAAACGTTATATCTCCACTATCAACAATCGTTGTAATGGATGACTTTGGAAACGAAGTAAAATGTTTAGTAACATCATCTAACACAAATGCTGCAGGTGGTGCTGGTACTCCAGGACAATTAATTGTTGAGCCTTATCAAGGAGCTAACTTAGCTGCTAGTGGTATCGTTAACGGTAACCCAGTTAAGATCTTTGTATACGGTTCTGACTTTCAAAAAGGAAGTAATACGTCAAATGCTGCTCAAGGAATTAACGTTGGCGCTTCAGCAAATAACCCAATGGTTACTGTTGATCCTGCATTTACTACTTTTTCTAACTCTCCAATAATCTTAAGAAGCCAATACACAATCAATGGTTCTGACACTGCTCAGATAGGTTGGGTAGAAGTTGCTACTGAAGACGGAACTGGAGGTTATTTATGGTATCTAAAAGCTGAATCTGAAACAAGATTGAGATTTGAAGATTACTTAGAAATGTCTATGGTTGAAGGTGAGCTTAACGCTAACGCTGGTACTTTTGGAACTGGATTTGGTCCTACTGGAGCAAATGGTTCTGCTATTAAAGGTACTGAAGGTTTATTTGCTGCTATTGAAGCAAGAGGTAATGTATACTCTGGTTTTGCTGGTGCTGCTGCTCCTGGTTCAGGTGCATTAGGAGATTTCGACGAGATCTTAAAGCAATTAGACAAGCAAGGTGCTATTGAAGAAAACATGTTATTTTTATCTAGAGCTACTGCTCTTGATTTTGACGACATGTTAGCTTCTATCTCTGGAGGTTTTGGAGGTGGTGTAGCTTTCGGTTTATTCGAAAACTCTGAAGAAATGGCATTGAACTTAGGATTCTCTGGATTTAGAAGAGGTTCTTATGATTTCTATAAAACAGAT